ACAGTAAGTATTGTTGTATCAGACCAGGTTACTGGGCACGGTAGTTATATATCAGTTGCAGTCGAGGACATACCAGGCGTACACTTCATGTTGTTCTATGACACGCACATGGGCATCCCCAATGCAGTTGACGATTTTAGAATGAAACTAAGGAGCTATTTATGGCAACGCAAACAGGAGAAATCCTTACAGCTGACGAACGGGTATCCAGAGTTGAAGCCCGTCTTAACGAACTCTTACGAGCCTTCCAACTGCTATCCAAAGTCAACGCCGAGCAGAAAAAACAACTTGACGAACTCAAGCAGTGGAAAGCTGAGTTTCGCACACCAACAAAACAAAAGCGGCGTACGGTCAACGCTGACGTGGCTAATATTGCTTTTGCTGCTTGGATGTTCAGTCGTGGCTATACTGTAAGGCAAGTTGAACAGTCAGGTGTTATCTCATATAGTAAGGCCTACGGCATCACAACATGGGATGACAAGTACCTACAGGAATATTTGAAGGTGCATAATGGGGTTGAGTATTATGAGCAAGGTTCAACTCACCCAGACTTTAACAAGTATGTCCCACACTGGGACGAAGTGGAGAAAAAAGTTTGACTTCATCCCCTCCCTAAAGTGAGGGGATTCCCGATATCGCTACCGAGAACTTCCTAATTCAACGAGATTTGCTTATGCAGACTAACTACACAAGACTTACATTCTCTCCAAAGGCTAACCCCGCAAGTCCTGCGGTTAAAATGTTTTTGGCGGCATTGATGTCACGGTCATGGGTGGTTTTGCATTCAGGGCAATCCCAATGGCGCGTATCAAGTGCCAAAAAGTTTAAAGTATATCCACAGTTGGAACAACGCTTAGAGCTTGGGAAAAACTGGTCTATCTTAGAGATAGTCCGACCCGCCCAATCTGCTTTGTATTCTAACTGGTTAATAAAGTTACCCCAACTAGCGTCAGCGATATGCTTGGCTAGTTTAGGATTTCTGATTAGATTTTTAATGCGAAGCGATTCTACACAAACAACTTGGTTTTCGTTAATAAGTTTGCGAGATAACTTGTGTAAGTTATCCAATCGACAATCAGAGATTTTAGCATGAATACGAGCCACCTTAAGCTTAGCCTTAGCACGATTAGCCGACCCGAGTTTTTTACGGCTCAAGGCGCGTTGTGCTTTGGCAAGTTTGGTAGCGTATTTAGCCATCAGACGGGGATTGTCAATCTTGATACCGCTATCGGTAACAAACAGGTGTTTAATGCCAACGTCAATACCGATATTGATATCAGACTTTGGCAAGATTTGATTTTCAAATTCGCACAGGCACGATACAAAGTAACGTCCTGCACAGTCTTTAGAAATAGTAATAGTGCTTGGTTCGCTTGGCAGTTGTCTAGACCAACGAATATCAAGCGGTTCTTTGCTTTTGGCAATGTAGATTTTACCGTCCGTGTATCTAAACGCACTTTTGGTAAATTCAGCCGATTGCCGATGAGTTTTCTTTTTGAATGTTGGATATTTGGCACGACCTTCAAAGAAGTTCTTAAAAGCCGTTTGTTGGTGTCTAAGAGCTTGTTGTGTGGGAACACAAGATACATCATTCAAAAAAGCAAATTCTGGCTGTTTTTTAAGCTCAGTGAGTTTAGCACTTGCTTGAATATAGCCTATTTTTTGCTTGCTTTGGTAATACTCATCAGTACGCCAACGCAAAATGTGATTATAGACAAACCGCACACAGCCGAAAGTTTGAGCAAGCAGTTTAGCTTGTTCATCAGTCGGGTAAAAGCGGAATTTATAAGCACGATATTTCATGGTTCACATTTTATCAGTAAAAATGTGAGTAATCAACTAAATAATATGGCGTTTCCTCCATGCCCTAAAGTACATGGTTTCCACGCCACAAAGGAGTAAAGATGACATTATCGGATATCATCGACCAACTGAGCGCCAACACGGGCTACCCAAAAGCTGCCATCACTGAGATTCTTCGTGAGTATCACAAGGAAGTCAAAAAAGGTGTGACCCGTGGTGAGCGTGTTTTGATCCGCGGCTTTGGGGTTTATAGCATGAAGGAAGTGAAAGCCCGCGTGGGATATAACTTCGTCAAGCAGGAAAAGGTGCTGCTACCTGCGACAAAAGTACCAAAATTCAAAGCAGCCCAGTGGAAATAATCCATTGACTATCACCGTGTACTAGAGTACACTACAAACTCAATCAACGAAGGAGTTGCCCTATGGCACTAGAAAACAACATCGAACAATCAGTCGCTAAGAACTGGTCAGTATTATTCCAAAACTTCCGCAAGGTCGTTACGTGGATGAAGTCTGGACTAGACAGCCCAGAAGCGTTAGCGATGCCAGAAGATTACGCCATCACTAAACTATTTAAAGCTGCTAAAGCCCATGATGCGTCGGTCACCGCAGTCACTAAGCAGGTCTCCATGCTTACCGCTCAGAACTCTGAGCTACAAGAAGGCTTATCTGTTACCCATCAAAAAATCGCTCAACTACTACAGCAAGTTGATGTACTGACGACAGAATTGCAAACCCTACGAACTACGCTATCAGAACCTGCAGAGCCAAAGTCTACTAAAAAAGGCAAAGCTAAAGCAGAACCAGAAGTAGCGCAAGTTGCAGAACCTGCACCAGAACCTGCACCAGAACCTGCACCAGAACCTGCACCAGCAGCGCCTGTTGCACAAACGCCAGACGAAGTACAGCTGACAGCTGCCGCAGTAGATGCAGGTGAGTTATCCGAAGATGCCCTTGCACAAGTCAGCGAACTACTGGGGAGCATGGAAGCGCTGTAAAGCAAACAGGTAGCATCACACCGGTGCTACCCTTTTTGGAGGTACTATGACACGTATAGTAATAGACTTTGAAACATACTACGACAAAGACTACTCACTTAAAAAAATGACGATGGAACAATACATCCGCGACTCACGCTTTGAGTGTATAGGACTGTCTATTAAAGTTGGGGGTCAACCGACCCAATTCTTTCGCGCAGAAACTTGGATTCCAGAACTTAAACAGTTATTAATTGCCCACAAAGACCATATTATCGTTTCCCATAATGCGATGTTTGATATGGGTATTTTAGGTATCCGCTATGGTATCCACCCACGCAATTTGGGAGATACTGTGGCTATGAGCGCTATTGTTGGGCTCGACAGATGTGCTGGACGCGCTAACCTTGATGGCTTATCAGCATATCTACGCACTATCGGTTATAACATACCCACCAAAGGTGATTATGTGCAGAATATGGAGGGTGTTAGAATCGCGGATATGAGTCCTACAGATTGGGCACAATATGGTGAATACTGTAAGACAGATAGTGATATTTGTGCTGCCATGTACGATATCATGCTTCCATTCATGCCGGCAGGTGAGATGGAGATGATATCTACTACGCTTAAAATGTTCACCAATCCAGCCATCAAATTAGACACAGACCTTTTGTTAGATTACGAACAACGCCTTATACAAAAGCGTGAAGATTTACTCTCTGGCGTAGCACGACGCGTCGGTTTGTCTGGCGCAGATGAATTAGCACCACACCTTCGCTCGACTGCGAAGTTCGCAAAGTTATTAGAATCAGTTGGTGTCACCGTACCGATGAAGTATAGCGAGAAGCAGGATAAGATGATACCAGCTGTCGCCAAGACAGACCATGAGTTTCTGGAGTTGGTGGCATCTGAAGATGAACTGACTAGTGCGCTATGTGAGGCACGTCTTGGCGCTGCGAGTAACCTTGAGATGACACGCTGCAAACGCTTCATTGATATTTCTAATCGTGGTTTGATGCCAATACCCCTGCGGTATGCGGCAGCTCATACAATGCGTTACGGAGGGGCAGACAAATTGAACTGTTTTTCTGCGGGGCATGAATTACTTACGCCGGATGGATGGGTTGCTGTAGAACACTATACAGTAGGAACACCCATAGCGCAATGGCACGAGGATGCTACTATTAGTTTTGATCACGACCCATCATGGTTAGCTAGGCCATACAAAGGATTAATGTACCATATAGAGACCCCAACAGTTTCTCTAGTTGTTACACCAGACCATCGGATAAGCAGTGTAAAACAGGGCAAGCTAGAAAATGGGTTCACTATAAAAACCGCTGAACAAATAGCTAACTGTAGTGGGCTTGATTACATACCGCTATGCGGAGTTGTAGATACCCCAGAACATCCTTATACGGACGCGCAAATACGATATCTAGTGGCTTTGCAGGCTGATGGCAGTATCGTAAAGAACCGCCATTTGTTTGGGTTCAGACGGGAGCGTAAAATAATTCGCATGAGTGAGCTGTTGGTAGAGTTGGGATTTAAGTTCACTCGTGTTCTACAGGCTAATGGTACTACTTTGTTTACTGTGACCCCGCCACCAGAGTTCGCTGTGGGGAATAAAAATTTTGGTAGTTGGATATTAAACCTAAGTGCCCGACAGTTAGGTTTATTTGTAGATGAGTTACGCTATTGGGATGGCAATAGCAATAGTAACAATGGTTCTTTGGAATACAACTCTACGGTGATGGATAATGTGTTATGGGTCGATACCGCTATGCGTCTATGCGGTCGGTTCTCTGGCGTCTATGGTTATAACTATAGCAATGGTACAGCCGATAAAGATACCCCCTATTGTTGGAGATTGTATGAGCGAACCAGTAGGTATGGCTCTATAGATACTAAACGTCACGTAACTGCACAGGAGTTTGATGGTATTGTATATTGTCCGAAGGTGGATAGCGACCGTATATTAATAAGACACAATAATAAAATATGTGTAGTTCATCAGTGCCAGAATCTGCCAAAACGTAAGGGCGACAAGTCACTACGGCGTTCTATGACCGCCCCTAATGACCATGTTCTAATAGCCACGGATTCGAGCCAGATCGAGTGCTTAACCGGAGATAGTCTAGTGCTAACGGATACTGGATTGAAGCGGATAGATAACATTTCTATTGCAGATTTGTTGTGGGACGGTGTAGAATGGGTACACCATGATGGAGTAATATACAAAGGAGTAAAAGATGTTATCACTTACGCTGGAATTACCGGAACACCTAACCACATCGTCTACACCAGAGATGGTAGGAAACTCACGCTCGATGAAGCTGCGGCTTCGGGAGAGGAACTCGCTGTTGGTGAGAGAGAGGGGAAACCAGTACGGACGTTGGACAGTGTTGGAGAGACCTATACCCCTAATGGGGGTGCAGAGGGTGTGGACGCGATGCCAATGTGGGGAAGAGAAACTCACACCAATATCAGATCTGAAGTCGGGGAAGTCAACGAGCTGCAAAGCGTGTGGGCGCCGGAAGTATTTGGATATACCGGAGCTACCTGCCAACCAGCTACAAGGGCGGTACAATGCACTAGTGGAACGGTGCAAGGCAAACAAGTTCAGCAGTCGCACCTACAAGAATGTGGAAAATATGTTCGACAACTGCGAGCACTTTGTTCGATACGTCTGGGAAAACTTCCCCCGCGAAGATTATCGGAATCTAGAAATAGACCGGATAGATACGAAGGGTCATTACGCACCCGGCAATATAAGGCTTGTGACCAGAGAGGAGAACGCCCAAACACGAGGTATGAACGTAACTGTCACATACAAGGGTCAGGTCATAAGCGCCTCAAAGTTTGCACGAGATTATGTAAGAAACTTTGGCTCCGATTGGGTTCGGGAACAAATACGCAAGGGACTTACCGCCGAGCAAATATTAAATTTAGCGCAGGAAAGAAAGCGTCTGTATTTGGTGTTCGCAGGGGAGAAGTTTTGTATAGAATCGTTCGCGAGAAAGTTCGGCGCGAACTGCGGAGTGTCTCACATATCAAGGAAACTACGCAGCGCTATACGGAACGGGGAAACCCTATTGTCGGTACTGTTGCAGTATACGATATTATCAACGCAGGAAGCCGAAACCGTTTCTGCTGTAATGGAATAATTGTTAGTAACTGTAGAGTGCTCGCGTACGCTGCGCAGGAGCTGCCCCTACTTAACATCTTCTTGAACAAGGATGACCCGTATAGCGATATGGCGTCTAATATTTACGGCTTGCCTTACGATGTTATATATCGTGAGGCTAAGATTGAGCGTACTAAAGAAGGTATCGTGCGCCGCAACGTGGGGAAAACCACTGAACTTGGTTGTATAGCAGAAGGTACTGAGGTACTGACTGACCGCGGCTGGGTGCAGATACAGAATATACAATCTAACGATTTGTTATGGGATGGTGATGAGTTTGTGCCTCATGATGGGTTACTCGATAGGGGATTCAAACCGTGCGCTATATTCAATAATATTGCTTTGACCACAGACCACAAGATATATAATCATATTTCTGGTAGATGGTTTACTGTAGAGGAGATTTTATACTATACGGATTTAAGTTTGTTAGCCGACGTTATAGCAGACAGCTGCAATCAGTATAGCTTTCATGATATCCCATCGAAATACCGTAGCCACTTGGTAGAGGCGAGAAATAATAAACTAGGCATTAACGATTTTATTACTCGGCCTATATTAAAAACCTACGATATCCTAAACGTCGGCACTAAAAATTGCTTCTATGTGCGCTCTATAAATAGGGGCAATGGTAGTTCTGTGCTGAAAGTCCACAACTGCGGATACGGCATGGGTGCAGATAAGTTTGAAGGTCAGCTAAAACTGGATGGTCTAACAGAAGCCGCCAGCAATGCCAAGGCAATCGTACAAGCCTATCGCCGCGCCAGACCTAGTATTGTCCGGTTTTGGAAAACGTGCAGTGACGTACTTGATATCATGCTTGCAGGCGGTAAGGTATCGTTTGGTGGTCCGAACAATGACCTGTTTTTAGCAGATGGGTCAAGTGTATTCTGGGGCAAGCGGATACCGTCTGTGCGCCTGCCAAACGGCACGTATATTTGGTATCAAAACTTACGCAAAGTACCGCGCCAAGAACCAGCCCAGTTTGGTGATGGTATGGAATTTGTGTATGACCAATTCAAAAGCAACCGATTCGAAGTGAACCGAATCTATGGAGGTAAATTAACCGAAAACCTGATCCAAGCCCTAGCATTTGCGGTACTAAAATATCAAGCGTTACAGATAGTTGATATGGGCGTACCAGTGCACATGAACGTGCATGATGAATGGGTGAGCATTGTACCAAAATCAATGGCACATCATGCAGTCGCCGTACACGCCAAGGCGATGCGAACTGTACCAAACTACATCCCAGACGGGTTACTTGATATGGAACTCGATATGGGAAAAAATTATGCCGATACTACAACAATCGGTGGACTATAAACTAGGAGAAAGCCATGACATCTGAAAACAAACCCGTTGATACAAACGAAGTAAGCCAGCCACTAACTGTTCCACTGGAACAATATAACAAGGCAGTCACTCTTTTAGTTTACTTGTTCAATTTGTCTATTGACCTGTCTAATATGGGCAGAATAGATATCGACTCCGCAACGATGACGCTAGACACAAAACTCGGTGAAGTACCAGAAACGAGTATCCACAACATATTTGCCAACGTAGATAAGCTGGTCTACGAGGCTACGTTGAGTGAGGGCTTCTCGCTAGTCGCCCCAGAAACGCTAGTAGAAACAAAGCCAACTGAACAACCACAACCAAAACTTACGCTACTTAATTAGGGGGTAATATGAATTCTTCTGTAGTTTATGTAGCTCACATGGGCGACGACAATAGTATTGTGAACGCTGCCCGTGTCAGCTTTAATAAAGATGCCTCCAAGTTTACCCCAGAGCAAAACGCCAAGTTGATACGATACTTGGCAACTCACGGACACTGGACACCATTTGCCCATGCGGTGTTGGCGCTAAGGTTCACTGCGCCCATCGCGATCCACGCCCAGTGTGCAAAGCACCAGATTGGCTTCGTGATGAACACCGTGTCCCGTCGGTATGTGAGTGATACACCTGAGTTGTTCACTCCCGACTTTCGCACCAAGCCTGACGGCTCAATCAAACAAGGCAGTGGTGATAAACACAAACGCAGTAGTGCATGGGCTTTGGAGTACACCAGCAAATGCAATGACATGATTGAAACGTATTTAAGAATGATTGCCGATGACGTAGCACCTGAGCAAGCACGTTTTATTCTACCGCAAGGGGTTTTTACCGAGTGGGTATGGACTGGTAGCCTACAGGCGTGGGCGAGGTTCTACAACCAACGTAGTGACCCTCATGCGCAGCAAGAGATACAAGAACTTGCACAGATGGTAGATGATATCATCTCACCGCTATTCCCAGTTTCTTGGGAGAACATCACTAACAAAAAGGATGACTAACTATGGCACTAATCACAGAACGCCTTAACTTATTTAAAATGCCTACTCTAGAGTGGACAGACTTCAAAGGCAAAAATGGCATCTCCTCTACCAAGTTTGGTGGGGTCGAGTACGTACTACGGGACAACCCAGAAGCCAGCGAAACCTACCCATACATCGTGACCTACGATGGAAAATCTAAAGAATTCTCGACCTCATATGAGGCGCTAACATGGGTACAGAATGTTCACGCCCCATCGGTAGCACGTGATATGGGTTTACTTTCAGCAGGTGAAGCGGACGCTGTAGATTATCTAGTAAAATCGTGCCACAACCAGGCTTATGAGATGGGATGGTGGACAGATATAAGCACAGGCGAGCAAAAAGACCGTAACATCGGCGAAGCGCTGATGCTTATCGTCAGCGAAGTAGCAGAGGCTATGGAAGGACACCGCAAGCGTTTACCGGATGACCACTTGCCACAATATCCTATGATGACCGTGGAATTAGCAGACGCCATTGTGCGTATCTGTGACCTAGCTGGCGGACTGCGAATGAGCTTAGGGCGGGCGTTGGCGGATAAGTTACGATACAACCGCAACCGCGCAGATCATCAACTTGCTAACCGTCTCAAAGAAGGTGGCAAAAGCTATTAGGGGTTAGCATGGCACTAATTATTAACGAATGGAACACCGCAGTATGCCCGTACTGCGACACTGAGTTTAATAGTTTGGACTTAGAAGAACAGTTAGAGGATGCCGGCGCGCCCAGAACCAATATGGTGATGATGTACCGCGCGTGCGATAACTGCAACGAACGGGTGGAACTAACAGTCACCTATAAAATTAGCGCCTATGTGGAGGCAAGGTAATGGCAATATCCCCAACTAAGCTGCAGACGTTCAAGACCTGCCCATACCAGTATTACGCAAAGTATGTGAGCAAGGAAGTGAAGTTTGCAGACACGCCGCATACTGTATTTGGTACAGCGGTGCACGCAAACATCGAGAGCCATTTGATGTTTGATGCACCACTATCACCACTACTGGCACAGATGAAGCCGATCTTCGATAGGGCGAAGCCTTATTTGCTTGGGGCGGAGACTTCCTTGGCGATAGATAGGCAACATATACCAGTAGAAACTAAAAATAAATTTACCATGTATAAGGAGGCATGGTTACACTGTATCGTAGATGCCATTTACGCTGACGGTAAAGGTAAAAGGCTTATCGCCATCGACTGGAAAACAGGCAAAGAAAGCGATGCCCGCATACAAGGGGATATCATCAAACTTTGTATGGCCAGTAAGTACCCATACTTCGAGCAGTACGAAGTTGTATTCGTATATCTGTTCAAAGGGGGCGCTACACGCACAATTTACAGACCCAAAGAGCAACGACTTGTTCAGTTATATGAGGATATCGCGGAGCTGGAGGAAGCGGAAAAAAGTAAGCATTTCCCGCCTACCCCAAACGGGCTGTGTAAAAAATGGTGTGACGTTTTATCTTGCCCACATAACGGGCGCAACAAATAAAGTAACGTGGTATGGTTTGCCATTCGCAACAGATACAAGCTATACTATTACGAACGATTTACTATCGAGGTAACTATGCCACGTGATTACAAAAAAGAATATGCCAACTACCACGCGAAGCCAGAGCAGAAAAAGAACAGAGCTGCTCGAAACAACGCCCGTAGAGACGCTATTCGCAAACACGGCAAAGCCAAATTAAAGGGCAAGGATGTAGACCACATCGTGCCACTTAGCAAAGGTGGAACTAACGCACCCTCTAACCGCCGTATAATTTCTGCGAGCAAGAACCGCTCAAGGAAATAGGTGGCAAGAGGGTAATTCAACGGGTCGGTGGCTCAATCGGCAGAGCAGTGGATTCATAATCCATAGGTTGCAGGTTCGAGTCCTGTCCGACCCACCAACAACAAAGGTGTAAATTATGAAAATCATTGAGCGTGGCGAATTACCACAAAACAAAACCTATCAAGCTAAATGCCATCGATGCAAAACTATTTTTGAGTTTGAAAAACATGAGGCGCAGCCATTTAACGATAGAAACGAAATGGTTTTAGTTATTGGTTGCCCAGCGTGCAAACATACTTTGTCAGTAAATCAATAGGTAACTAAATACAACAGTAACTTTTAAAGATTAATAGGTGGGATTTATGAAATATCGCAAAAAACCAGTTGTCATCGAAGCAATACAGTTCGTTGAGTTATCAAGAACTCAGGGTAAGTTTGCGGAAAGGGTAGAATACAATGACAAGGCGATTCTTGACTTTGTGGGATTGCCTCTGCGAGTTAAGACAACACCTGATGTTGGAAATCCTTTAGGCAAGGTTTCTATTGAAATACCTACGCTTGAGGGTGCTATGCAAGCACAAGTTGGCGACTACATTATCAAAGGTGTTAATGGTGAGTTTTATCCTTGTAAGCCAGATATTTTTGCTAAGACTTACGAAAAAGTCGAACATGAACAAGCCCCTTGGTCGCGCCAAAAAATGCACGACGAGACTAGGCAAGCAGAAAAAAATAATATCGAGGATGTACTACCAAAAACTAAATATATGGATTTTGGTCAAGCTGTCCGAGTTGTGAAGAATGGTGTTCGTGTTTGTCGTAGTGGGTGGAATGGTAAAGGTATGTGGCTGGGACTGGTGCATCCAGACGATGACGACATTGTTCCACCGCGCCCTACTTACGCCGTCGCTGGAATAGCGGGCTACGCCACCAACGGCTGCCTACCTTGGATCGGTATGAAAACCGCAGACAATAAACTTGTCCCGTGGCTTGCCAGTCAAACCGACGTACTAGCAGAAGATTGGCAAATCGCAGACTAGGGATAATAACAAGGGTGGAAAAATGACAACAAAATTAATTGACCTAGACAAAGGTGCGAGATACCGCGTTCTTGATAATGGCGAAGTAGTATCTATATCGGTTTCGTGGTCAGATGAAACAGTGCATTACGAAAATGATGTCGTTAAAGGTAATGTTCCATTATTTGAGTTTATCCGTCAGGTTTTTTCGGGTAGTGTCGAGTATATAGAACCCCCACATCCAACGACCTACAGTAAAGACATAGCTGACCTCAACAACTACGGCCTAGACGTATCATTCGTAGCAGTGGACGAAGCCTCGGAATTGGAAGGACCAGAGCGGTGCGCTGATTCGTTCGACGAAGTGGAAGCCACAGAAGCATACGACGATATCAAAGCCGAAATTGCCCGTCCTACAGATGCCGATGAAATCCTGCAAATAGCCGAAGAAACCATAGCGCAGCGCGGCGTTATGTACGACTCTACCGGTCAGCAGCAAGAGCGCTCGATGGGTAAAGTAGTGGCGATGTTCAACGCACTGACAGGGCATGAGTTGACCAACGAGCAGGGATGGAAGTTTATGTGCCTACTCAAACTTGCTCGCAGTGAGCAGGGGGAATTTAGTCTAGATTCTTTCATCGACTTGGCAGCTTACGCGGCTTTGGCGGGCGAAGAAGCAGCGAAACACAACCAATAGCACAATAGGACTTTACTATAATATGACGAAGTGGTAATATCAATTTGTCATAGATAGTATCTCCTAGTAGATGGGCTACTTATATTAAGGTATGGGTAGCCCATTTCTACCTATGGATCGACTATGAAAAAAATTCTCGAAAGTGATGTTAAGAAAAAAGTAAAAGACTTACTTGATTGGGTCGGCAAGCACGTGCCTATCTACACGATGACCCCTGCCACATTTGGCTATGGTGAGTCGGGACACCCTGATAGACTGTTATATATCAGGGGGTATCTTCTTGGTATCGAATGTAAACTTGATGGAAACACATCACTGCTGCGCCCAGAGCTAAAACCAACGCAGTCTGAGAAGGCACAAAAAATTATGTTGCGAAGGTTACGCGCCGCTGGTGGGTATCCTATCGTAGTGCACAAAGACAACCTAAAAGAATTCAAAGCCCTATTAGAAAGTATCATAGGCATGGACATAGATGTGAGAGTAGAATAAATGGCAGTCGTAATAGCAAATAAAAGAACAATCCTTGTGCCATTACCGGACAAGAAAAACTACGACATACTATCTGCTGTGTTCCCTACACGCTTCATCCCAACCCCCGATGGTGGTATTTTAGCTCTGCCACATTGCGCGGATAGTATGCGTATGTTATATAACATGGGCATTAATGTGGATGGGTGTGAGCTGTTTCATCACTACTACACCCCACCGACACACCCAGATGGGCATAGTCCGTGGTGGTGGCAGCTGGAGACAGCAAACTTTTTCGTGAACAACCCGCGAGCGTTCTGTATGTCAACTCCCCGAACGGGCAAGACCTTCTCTACGGTTTTAGCAATAGACTTTTTGCAGCAGCAGGGGGCTGAGGCGGCGCTAATTGTTGCACCGCTTACGGTAGCCGCTGAGGGTGAGTGGGCAAGGACAGCACGAGAATGGTTCCCAAATAAAAAGACAGTGCTTATCCACAAAGACCGTGAGGCTGACTTAGACACGCCGGCTCATATTTATTTGATCAACCCCGATGGGATGAAACTTGTGGCTGATAAGTTAGCCAAAAAAGTAGCACAAGGTAAAATTTCTATCGTAGTATTCGATGAATTAACCGAGTTTGCCAATATGAAGTCCAAGCGATGGATAGCAGCAAATAAAATTGCCAAAGATGCCCAGTACGTCTGGGGACTTACAGGTACGCCGGGTGGGGCGGATAAAGTATATGGGCAGGTGAAGCTCATTAACCCATCTAAAGTGCCAAAGTATTACGGGGCATGGCGGGACATGACCATGTATAGAGCTACGCAGTTTAAATGGTTGCCCAAAGAAGGTCACGAGGAAGTTATCAAAGAAGCCATGTCACCTGGCATCCGCTTTGACAAAAAAGATTTAATGGATATCCCGCAGCCGAAGGTTGTCACAGAACTGGTGCCACTTACCCCTGGCCAAGAGGCACTAACACAGAAACTCATTGATGAATTGCAGGCGAGTATAGACGATAATACGATTGATGCAATGACAGCCAGCGCGCTTGCCACAAAATTACTGCAGGTTTCTGCGGGGGTAGTTCGTGGGCAAGATGGACTCACGGAACTTGATGCAACGCCCAAGCTACAGAAACTTGAGGAATATCTAAACAAAACCGCTGCTAAAAAAGTAGTGTTCTGTAACTTCACAGCGGTCAACGATATGCTGGTGCGTGAAATCCGCAAGATGGGTTTCATTTGTGAGAAGATTGACGGTAGTGTGACAGGCCTTCGCAGGTCGCGCATACTAAAAGACTTCTTAGACAGCAAAGAACCACACGTGCTAGTTTGCCATCCGCGAACCACTGCGTTCGGTGTCGAGCTTGCCAGCGCGGATCATATCATCTGTTATGGGCCACCAATGTCTGGGGCGTTTATGTACCAGCAGATGTTCGAGCGCTTATCGTCATCTAGACAGAAAGCCACTGAGACGTTTGTGGTGCACCTTGCTGCGGGTAAGCAAGATAAAGTAAGTTTTTCCAACCTAGCTCGTGGGGTAGATATCGAGCAAAACATAGTCAACATATTTACAAGGGAGTTATTAAATGAATGAAGTAGTAAGTGAAGTAGTAAGTGAAGTAGCCGTGCTTAGAGCCGTGACAAGACTGATACTAGAGTATATGCGGAAAAATAATTACCCGCCTACACACTGCGTCCTACCACAAAGAGTATATGACGATTTGGTGGAACTAAAGATACAAGCGAGCAGGCAACTTAACCCAAGTGAAAATATGCCTAAAAACGCGAACAGTATCGGGACTGTGAACGGATTAATAGCCATCGCATCTCCGTATATACAGGCTGTCGTAGTATTCAATCCAGTGTTAGATGGGGTTTCGATAGATGGAGGTGCTGAGTGACAACTAAGAAAAAAAGACCCCGTGCCAAAAAACTGCCACGTCATTACAAAGGCTATATGGAGTTTCCATTAATTGGTGCGGATACTCATGAGCAGTTTTCACTTAGTACCCGCTACTTTGGTGACTTCGACCACATCCCAACGCGACGCAAGATTCTTAATAGAGACCGCTCATATCGAGTAGAACTGCACCTGCGTATCGTAGATAGTACCAGCAGCGGGTGGTCAATCGTCGATATGACGCCGGACCGCGCGCTTAACCGTATGCAGCTTGCGGAATTAGTGCATTATATTGCGACGGAGGAAGTCGATAAACTAATCCGTAGTAAGATGCCAGTAAATGTGGATAATTCGTATGTGAAAATTATTTTGTAATACTAGTTGACACAACTTAATTTGGTGTGTACTATGGTACACATACACAACAAGGAGGACGCTATGACAAGCAATCCAAGAATACAGATGCCAAAGGTATCAGACTTACCGAGGGAGCTTACAATCCCTCCAGAGATTTACCAATCAGAAAAAGCGTGTGGTGAGTTTATCATCACTCTAAACGAGTCACTAGCTTACATTGGTGCGATGGATAAACTGTTCCGTGCAGCCAAAGAAGTCGCAAGCCAAGTCATGCTTGAGCGCCTAGAGGTTACAGGACAAAAACATTTTGCCTTCGACTTTGGTACTTTTTCCCCGCGTGTTAGCGACAATGTTGGGTTCCCGACCGAAGCGGCAGGTGGAAAACAAAAAGCGTTTGAATGGCTAAAAGACCTAGTAGAGCGTGATATAATTGACCTTCGCACTGTTTTAGACTTACAGCAGTCGCGGTTAGTAAAGGACACTGTATTAGCAGTTGAGGAATTAGCTGCTAAGTACAACGAGGACAATCCAGACAACCCAGTTTCAGAAAGTCCATTTAACCATTTCGTGGAAACTAAATTATCTAGTCCACAAAAACGCGCTAAGTAGCGCATAACTCGGAGAGTAATCTATGAACGGCTTATCTATTAATTTCGACGTCAACCAACTATTACCTGCCAGTATCCTAGACAAGATTGGCAGCAACCTAGACGACATGGCAGGTTCGTTTGGTGGTGGACTTAACTTTATTACCTATGGCGGGCGCGAGTTCCACTTAAAAATGGGCGGTGCAGAAACCTCACACCCGTCACGCACGTTAGACTTCGTTCTCGTAGCAGGTGCTAAAAATGACCACCGTGTCTTTTACCGTGGCACGTATGAAGCTGGCAAAGATGTTGCCCCTACTTGCTGGTCTAGCGATGATGTAACCCCCGATGCAAACGTGCCACCACAGCAGCGCGGTTCTGACAAGTGCGAGACTTGCCCATTCAATGCAAAAGACTCGCACCAATCTGGCAAAGGTCGCGCTTGTACCCGTAAACGTCGTGCAGTTGTGATGTTGCCAGACGATACAGAACAGCGTTTATTCTTGACCGATGTGAGCGCATTATCTATCTATGGTGAGCGTAACACGCAGGCGGGCTACTTAAACTGGCAGCAAGTCACCAAACAACTTGCAACGTATCGCAGTCAAGATAAACGCCTTGTGCCGTTTGTGTTCGTTCTACAAATGTCGTTTACCCAAGACACGGTGCCAGTTACCCAGTTTAGCTTTGTTGATCAAGTAACCCGTTCTAATATTCGCATGGCGCCCCAGCAAATTATCGAAGCTGCGGGTAAAGCGTGGGAGTCTGGCGAGGTAGAGCGCTTATTATCGTTGGAGATAGGTAAAGCTGACGCGCCAGCGCAAGAGCAAGCTGCATCAGCACAACCTACTCAACAGGCTGCACCAGCTCAACCTTCATGGGCACAACAAGCGGCGGCGCAACAGGCACAACCCGTATGGACACCACAAGGCACACCTGCACAACAGGCGCATCCATCTACCACGGTAGAGGACGACGATGATATGCCAGCACTTTAGTGTTAGGTGACTAGAAGTTTGGGAGCTTAGTGTACTATACTAGGCTCTCTTTTTAGATAGGGTGGAAAATATGACAGTTTACAATGAACAACTAATCGACGCCCTCGTGGAAGCCAAGGAACGGTCTGGCGTTTCTTATGCAACACTGGGGGAACTACTTGGGTGCAAAAGAAATATCACCCACAAATACTTAACCAAACAACGTCAACTAAAACGCAGTGACATCGAGCGACGCGCAGTAGTAGCCGTGCGAGTGCTTAACACTTTAGCAGATACGGGAGAACTGCCCGCCAGTAATGTAGAAGAAACTGCAGAAATTATTGATAATTACATTAACAATCTTAGTAAATAAGGACATCTTATGCGTCCTAACCTACTCCAATTTTTCCAAGCTATCTTGCCGGATACAGGCGTCTTTAGTGCGATTACTCGCAATAAAATAGATTATAAGTTCAAGCATAAAATATTCTACTCTGTGCGTGAGTTAGCTAAGTTTTGTGCTACGCAGCTTGATGCGCCGCATGATTTATATTTCGCCCTTGCCTCATTCAAAGAAGGTTGGCACACCATCATGACCTCGGATGGCGAGACCAGCGCATTTCGTACAGCTGAGAATGTTAGCCAACTACGTAGCCTGTGGTTAGATGTTGATGTTGGACCTAATAAGTCATACGCAACCACCCGCGACGCTTTAGTCGCACTACGCGACTTCATGGTAGTTACACACCTACCTGCGCCGTGGATAGTTAACAGTGGCTCTGGCGGACTGCATATCTACTGGACGTTCGATAGGGCAGTGGGTCGTCAAGAGTGGCAAGTTGTTGCCAACAAGCTGCGCGCTGCTACGATAGAGCATGGGTTCCTAGTTGACCCCGCGCGTACCCGTGACAGCGCTAGTATCTTACGCGTGCCAGCATCGAACAACTGTAAACTAGATGAACCACGAAAAGTTAAACTACTAGCGTGGGGCGCACCGTCGCCATTCTCGCTGTTCGAGAGTTTGCTATCTGAGTATAAAGTAGAAGTAACCCCGTCTACCGACGTAAGCGGTATTTTGGCAGGGCTACAAGGTATTGATCTGTCTGGTTTGGCAACGGTTGTGCCTGTAGACGAGCCACAATATCGCGTGCGCAAAGCTGAGGATGTTATCGCCCAATGTAGACAGTTACAGTTGCAAGCTGACGCTCCAGAACCTGTTTGGCGCGGTATGTTGGCAACGGTACGGCATTGTGAGAATGGCACACAGTATGCCCACAAACTATCGGCACAGCACCCCGATTACAACATCGACACCACATTTGAGAAGTTAGACCAATTAGAGGCTAAGAACATAGCACCGTATACCTGTGCTACGTTTCGAGAGTTGCGTCCAGAAGTGTGTGCCACTTGCCCCCATAATGGTATGATTAACAGCCCAATCTCAGTGCCAGAGAGTCGAATAGAAACCGTGACCGTTGATGATAGTGGTAACGTGGAGAAGGAAGTTGCTCCGACATTTGGGGCTATACCTCATTATAACTCAGATAGATTTCGAGTTAACGAGACAGGATGCCATGCGTATGTAGGCAGTGCGACTGGTGGGTACTGGACTCAGATTTATGACTTTCCAGTAGTGCCCATGCAGCGCATACGTGACAGAACGCCCACAGGGGATATCGTAGTTAGCTACATCATTCGCAGATACCACAGTCGCGGTTACGACGAGTTTCAAGTCGGCGGCGACGTGCTTATGGGTAGTGGCATCAACGGGTTCTTAGGTAGTGTTGGATTTCTGATACCAGAGAGGAATAGGAAACTTATGGCAGGATTATTAATTGACCTATTGTTAGGTGCAGAAGATACTATAGCGGAGACTAAATTGGCAAATAGCCTAGGATGGGATACTAACCACGAAAGTTTTTTACTTGGTAATAAGGTGTATAAGGTTGGTGGACCTGTCTTAGATGTAAACCCGAAAGGTAACGCTAGTCAGTTCTCGCGTCTAACCGTGCCAACTGGTACGTTGGAGGCATGGAAAAAAATAGCAGGTGTCTATAATAAAAAGGGTTTAGAGTGGGCGCAAGTTGTAGTATGTAGCGCGTTTGCTAGTCCTTTAATGGGTATCGGGGCTCTTGAAAAAGCAGCTCTTATGTTCATCACAGGGGATAAGGGCGTTGGTAAATCAACTGTGCTGCAAGTCGCCACGTCGGTATATGGCAACCCAAAAGAGCTGATTATTAATAAGGACGACACCCCACTGGCTCGTCTGGCTAAATTGGGTATTTTGAATAGCATCACAGCTTCATTCGACGAAATGACAGACTTATCGCCAAAAGAAGCTAGTGAGCTCTGCTATCAGATAACACAAGGCCGCGGCAAAGACCGTATGGCTGAGATGGGTAAGGGTTTGCAGACCAATACTACCTTTTGGTCATGCCTTCCTATTATGTCCGCGAACGATAGTATGATTAACCATCTCGCCCAACACAGCGCTGATGCAACCGCCCAAATGAGTCGTGTACTAGAGGTTCGTGCAAGTGATGTAAATTCCGTTTACACGGGGGCAGAAATCGCCGAGAACGAGCGTATAGTACGCAGTATGCTGAAAAATTACGGCACCGCTGGGGCTAAATACATTGAGTATGTCACACAAAACTATGAGAAGGTGGAGGAACTCATACTAAAAGTTGAGGCTATGTGGCTAAAAGAAACGGGACTTACCAATAACTATCGGTTCTGGACTTTCATGGGAGTGCGACTGATCGTTGGTGCTATGATTGCTACTAAACTTGGCATTATAGAGTACGATATCGCAGGTATATTTGCCTATCTAAAACGATTGGTTAAGCAGTCGCGCGCGGATATGCAGCGTCATGAATGGAAACCCGATAGCGTGTTATCAGACTATATGAATACCCATATCGGCAACCAGCTAATTGTCACTCACGCCAAACGCCCGGCAGAGATGGCAGATAACCAGGCACTCGGTAGTATGAACGATATTACTTACGCGCCTAAGTCCCCCGCTTCTGGTAGAGACTTGGCTATCCGCATCGAGTTAGACACCAAGACTGGGTATCTAAGCAAGCGTTCCGTTAAGGATTGGTGTACCAGAAACCGCATCCCTTACGATAGATTCATCACCAGCATCACAGATCAAGGACTGTTACTATTAGAGTCCACGAGGGTGTATTTAGGTAAAGGTACAGTCTATCGTGATACAGGACGTACGGAGTGTATAAAACTAAAAATGCCCGATGACCTTGACCTAGACCTCGATTAACGAAAACCCCATGCCGTGTGACATGGGGTTTTTTGTTTAGATAATTCCAGATTTATACTCGGTTCGCCCATTAACTTTAAGGGCGACAAGCGATTGCCCCCGCTGTTCATTGGTTCGGTTCTTATGACCGATGTGAACCCAACTTGATGGGGAGTCAGGAAATTCCAATATTACTTGGTCGAACGGTATTTTTTTAGTTCGGAGGAACCGCAGTATTTTTACCGCTACCACACGAGAGCTACCTGCAGCGGGGGCAGTAAAGTCTATCGCACTCCCGATACTATGAGCTGAGGAGTCACTCCCCCCTATAATATTGTTCAGTAATTCACCCCTATACCCACTAGAAATTAACATCGGAACCCCCAGTTCATCTCGGATAGGCTGCCACAACTGCTGAACCGCCCTAACTAAGTTTATTAGATGTTGCGGTTCTGGGATGTTTGAAATATTCTTCCGGATAGCTGTATCGCTGCGTAACAATTCACTTAGAAAAAAGTTCTTCGATACACGATAATTTTGCACCTCTGGACTCGCGCCTTTAAGTGCAGTCACTATAGCTTTGGCAGTTACAGGACCTATTAGACCATCTATTTCCCCTGCATATAACCCTCGGCCCTTTAAGTGGTTTTGTATTTCTGTTATGTATTCGCTCATATCACACCTTAGTTATCAGAAGCCGCCCATCTTAAGTTTCCCGCCATACGACGCATCCATCCTTTGCCGAATACACTAAACGTATTCAGATTACAGTAAAACTCGATACGCTCAGCACAGAACAAGAATATAATATCGTTTATATCCCCTTGATTAGCCGCAGCAATAGTTTTAGGACCTAGTATACCATCGTCCTTAGTACCTACAGCGCGCTGCAATAACTTGACAGATGTGCCTGTACCGTGGTTGTACGCGGCGTCCAATACGTGCCAAGCTATCGCAGGTGGTAAGTGTTCCCCATCAATAGCCTGCCAGTACATAGCATCCACTATTTTTTCGGCTGTGGCCTTTGGCAGCTGTTTCATCGGACCATTGTATCCATATTTTCGGGCTACAACTTTCGTAACCCCCCACATAGTTTCGCCGCCCGGATCGGATGGGTTATTAGAGTACCCACCCTCATGCCCCATAAGGCGGGTGAAAAATTCAGAAAATTTGCCCATACTACTTCCTCTTTGGTTTGGGTTACTCACTGTGTTTCTTATCGTGTTGTATCATACTACGCAACGCAAAATATGCAGCTGCAGCTGCCAACCCCCGTGCGATGACGTTGTCTACGCGGATATCGGGGATTGACACTGCCCCACTTATCATCCATAAGGCGAAAGCGGTACACATTAGCGACACGGCAAATAATCGACTAGGCTGACTGGTATTCGCGTGCTTACTGATAAGCGCTACTAAGCACACACTCGCACCGACTAGACACACTAGTAAATTAATGAAAAATAGGGTCATGATTATTTCCCTCCACGTTTAAATTTACTGCGTATCCACTCGCCAATATCGGCATAGGTTTCCGCATCCGACGCTATACCAATTAAGTATACCATCATAGGCGTCCCTGCGGATGCTAGAAAATAGGCAGGTAAGAATAGTTGGGAGTCGTCCAAGTTATATCGGGACGATATAAAAATGCTGGCGAACAACCCAAAAGAAACACCAATGAACATCTTGGCGAACAGGGGGTACTTAATCTGGGCATCTACTGTGGTCGGGATAAAGGTGGCCGTAATTCCACCAGCGCTTATGGCAAGCGCCAACAATATCGTACCTACATATTGGATATCGTCTATGATATCTACGGTACGTACACCGGCGTAAACGGTCACTGGCAAACCAGATAATACAAACACAAGCCACATAATAAACTGCTTGCATTTGCTACGTAAGGATTTAGTCATTTACAGGTCCTCTATTATGGGCAGCAGGGCATCTGACAAACGATGTCTGCTACGGCGGTTGTTGTTAGTTCCCAGTAAACGATAGAACCCTTGGGAAACACATATTTATTAGTCTGCTCTAACCCGCGAGTGATAAATAAGTCACCCGATATGTTAGATACTTTTACTATTTCTGTGTTATATCCGTCTTTAATATACAGGTAGGTATAACCAGATGGACCTAGCCGAGCTTTTAGTGCGGCTAGGTGCTGTTCGTGAATGGGCAGGTCAGTCTCAGTATCTCCTAACGGATAAACTATACTTGATACAAACCCAACAAAACTAACGTATTTTTGTTGCATAACATCCTCACACTGGGATTTCTAAGATTTCGCTACAGGCATCGTTTTGGCATACCCAATCCATAATACCGATAGGCAGCACTCTAAATTCTAGGCAGGTGCCGCACCGAAACGACACAGAAGTGGTACGTTCAAGCCCGCGAGTCATTAACAGTCGTCCACAATAGTTTTCTATTTTCACCGCTTCTATAGTGTTGCCATCTTTGAGGATAAAGTAACTATAGTCGCCAGCGTTAGATAACTCGCGCAGTAGACTGTCTCTGGTGGTGTCAAATATAGGGACATATCTATTTTTAGCGGGCAATTTGCCTATTAGCTTCGTAGTAAATCCGTCTAGTGGTATATATTTGCCCATGCCTAGCACTCCATATATGCTACATCAACAGCGCGTACCTTTACCGCACCATGAGTGTATTCTATATCAAATTCGTAACACCCGTTAGTGCCAAATTCTATAGCCGCTTCTATGCGCCCGTAGGCTAACATAGATAATTTGTTGTCTAGGATAAATACTGCACTGCCATCTTCGTTTATCTCATGTAACGGGTAAATAAGCTGCTTTCTTGGGACTTCTCTAACGCGGATAACTGGTGCCACAGTATGCCCATTTGGGGGGCAGCCGCAAGGAACTGGAGCCTCTGCGGGCTCGCAAATTTCCTCATAAACAGGACACCCACCCTGTGTTAAGATAAGGCGGTTAGGTTCTACGCTGCAAGGAGCACACGCACCTAAGTTAATTACTAACCGAGATGCGCCGTCGCAGAGTTGTATTAGGGGTTTTCTGCACCTATTCATATTTACTGTTTTCCTTGACATAGTTGCGGGTTAGTATATCAATATTTGCCTGTAGCGTCTGCATCCGTGTCGCATCTGCTGGTATGCCTTTCGCACGTTGCTCATTATACGATTTGGCTTCGTCAGCAAACTGTTTCTCTAACGCTTTTCGTTCCTTAGTGAATTCTAACGTATTTTTGATAAATACGATATCTGCAGGCGTCGCACTTTCTTTAGTTAGTTTGTTAACTATCGTGTTAATCGCCTCGCCGGGCTTGTTATTAGGGTCGGTCATTTCGATGCCATACTGTGCAAGTTTATTATACGCCTTGTCCTGCACCCTGAAGGACAATATATCGGCTTGCAGCGATTGGTTGTCCACGAACGTACCAAAGCCTGTTAGAGCAGCAATAGGTGCCAGTGATCCTGCTTGTTCTGAGCGGCGCTCACGAGTTCCACCAGTAGCTTCACTTAGGTCTTGGAAGCTCGCGTCTAGGGCGCGCAAAGGTCCGTATCCGAAATACCCTTTCGATAGGTGTTGTATGGTTTCTGGGCGCATATCAACAGCACCGAACGTAACGTCGTACAACCCCGCAGCTAGGTCTCTATATCCCTGTGGCATTTTGAAATTACCTTGGGCACTATCTCGTTCACCGCGTGGTGTAGTAGCGCGTACAATTTCCGCACCTGTAAACGAGTTGCGGTTGGTGGCGAGTTCCACAATAGGTTTCAGCATTTGCGGAGTCATCGACAACACAGCCCAATCCCCCATTTCATCCCCGAACAGTTTGCTGTTGGCTAACTGGATAGGTAATGTATTCTCAACAACAATCGTTGTTAAGTCGCCCATAAGCCCTGCAGTATCGTTGGTGCCATTAGCCGTGCGATATAAACTCGCTGCCATTTGCCACATGGCACTTCCGATACCATGACCGATAGGCAAGTAGATAATACCATCGCCAAATGGGTTGGGCAGCGGTACGCCTTGTTTGAATGCTGTGCTAGGTAACTTGGCCAGTAAAGGAGTTCCATTACCGTTATCATCATCGTCATCATCCCCCAATAGGGAAGCAGCTAAGCCTAGCAAGGTTAAGTTGGTAGCCAGCAACAGCGCCATACTAGTTATATACTTCGGTATTATTACACCCGCTACTTTGCTCGCCTGTCCTTCGGTTTGGGTGAGACTGCGGATGTTATTATACACGCCAGACATGGTAGCGCGGACGAACGGGAATAGCGCACCCATCTTGGTTTGCCAGTTTGGTGCCCGCATTGCATCGAAGCTGTCACGTACACGGTTAGACGCTTCGGCTAAGTTAACCCCGTTGTCGATATAGGCCTGCGCCGACGCCAGAACTAGCGCAACCTGCGTGACCTCACTTAGTTGCATGAGCATGAAGTCTAGCGCATCCTCTGACATATCCACTGCACTGCCAACTACCTCGGACTTGTTAGCTAGGCGTTTTAATCTGTTACCTGCAGCGTCTAATGCACGAGTTGATAGGGCTTTTTTATATTCCTCCATCATGTTTTGCTTTTCAACCAAGTCCGTTTGTAAGTGGATAGCCCCGCGGCCATACATCTCATGCAAGACATATTGAAGTTTAGTTTTCACCTCGCCTGTTGTGATGTAGCGATATATCTCACGGCGCTTACCGATTGTCATATTCTCAGCAACGTGCGCCGCATGACTCGCTATTAAGCTAGTTACGCTCACAGGATTGCCGTTCACGTCCACCACATCACGGAAGGCGGCAGTAGTAGCGCGTTCCCAAGTTTCGTTAAATACGTTAGTGAACAACTGGAACCGCGGGTTAAATCTGGTCATCAACTGCGAGGCAAAGCGCGTGTACGCACGGGTCTCCGCCATGATACCGCCTAGCAAACCATTACCATCTGCGCTCTCGCCAAGCGTGATATTACGTCCGATCTGCTCTTGGATAACCGTATCGGTGAAATAATAGTTCATGCGAACATACTGCTGGTTACCATTGGCATCTGCGATATGCCCCCACGCACTTATCGGGCGCACGTCTTTAAGATTCGCGGGTTCCTTACCTGGCAAATATCGCACTATGCCTGGGATTTCCCCCTTCTGCTCTAGCTCCTCCAATCGCTTAGTTGAGAACACCCCAGTCTGATTCACATTCTGCCAAGTACCTTCGTACAACAATTCAATTTCTCGGCGCAGTGGAGCCTGTGCAATGAGGCTACCGTGTTGACGCGTGAACAGTAGCAAGTTGGTGTACGCATCTGCAGCGGGTTCAGACGAACCATCACGACTATAGCGCGTTACATCGTCTTGCAGTCCAAGAGAACGCACTTGTCGCGTTGGATATTTACGTAACAAGTCTGCAAGCTCAGACGATTCTACGTTTTCCTCGTTTGTCGGATTCAAGTCAGCAGGAGTTAGTGACTTTCTGTATAACGCCACATACTTCTTAAACCCGATATCCTTGAAGCGTTTATAGTCACTAGCACGATACACACCAGACGCGCCGGCAAAGATAGTCGCACGGTTATATGCCTTAACAATATCTGCTGCCGTGCTATCTAAATCTGCTATATCATACATAGATTTTAGACGGTCAAATTCTTGCTGCGCTTGACGACGAGTGTAACCACCAGGCATTTTGACTTGCCCTTCTACTACGTTGCCGTTAGCGTCTGTATCCCCGTTCCACAAGACATTATTATTGGCATCTAACACGAGTTTAGATCGAGCGTTGACGAGTTGTGATAGCTTGGTGGTTGCTTGTCTAATTTCATCCGCCCGTTTCGCGCTGTTGACGTTCACCGTAGCTTGCTGCAACAGAGCAGGGTCTAGTACAAACGGTAGGCTATCTATCGTATCTTGGATATCGTCGATACGTTTGGTTAGGGCGTCCCGCTGGGCGATGGCAGAGTTTTTAGCCTTACTCGCCGCATTTTTGTCCTTCGCCGACGCATTAGGATTTGAAAGCACGGCATCCTGTGCTGCTATAGTTAGGTTATATCTAGCGACTTCTATTTGCATCGCGGTCTGATGGGCAGTGAGTATCAAGTATTGATCCGCAACGGCTCGGTCAATCGGCGTTGTAGTTCCTTCTATTGTACTGCGGATTACGAGTAGTTGGTTCTCAAGACGAGTTCGATTGCGCGCTGCTATATCACGGTCAGCCTGTGCCGCAGATACCTCTCTGGCCGAACTATTGGGGTCCGCAATAATGGCATCTTGCAACGCCATAATCTGCACGTAGGTGTCAATTTCGCCCTCTTTCGCACGGATATGTTCATTAAACCCCTCTGATAGCAGGTGATCTAACGTAGCGTAACGCCCAAAGTCCTCAGCAACTTCTTGGAAGCCTTTGCGATACTTGTAGCTTAATTTCTCCAACTTCTTAGTTATGGGTGTGATGTTAGCTGTTGTCATCTCACGCACAGCCGCGTTAGCCATACCACCAATAGCAGATAGTATCATAGAGAAACGTGGTGAGTCAGACTCAACCCCAACAACAGGTGCTCCGTACTTGATAAGTAGATTATCTAACGCGGGTTTCGCCCCGTTAGTGAGATAGATAATTGTACCAAGCGCCCCTTTAAGTTTACCTGGCAATCTATCCCCGACGTTCCATGGCTTAGCTTGTAAGTCGTTTTCTAGCGCTTGTTGCAGTGATTTATCTGTCATAGTACGGAATAAGTTAGTTTCTGCGAAGAATAAATCTTGCAACACAGCTTCATCTAATCCACCAACACGGGTCATATAATCGAACCACTGCGCTTGGTGCATCGCACTAGCCAGCTCGTTTACCTTGAACTGCTGTGCCGCAGATGTGGTAGGAGTCGCTGGCACGGGGCTAGGGGGAGCAGGGGAGGCAGTGGAAGCCTGTGGTGTTACTGTAGCCGCTATAGCCGCTGCGGGTGTTTGTTGTGCCACAGGTGCTTGTAGCTGGGCTAGTGTGGGTTGTGTCGCGTTGCGGCGGCTAGTAAGTCTACGCGCGCGGCGGTTATTCTGTACGATTAGTCCACCAGCCCCCAAACTACCTAATACACCTAATACAACACCCGCGATATCCCAACCACTCTCTGTAGTGACGTCCGGTGCCACTGTATCGAAGGCAGGTTTAGTTGATTGCTCTAGTGGCGTATGCGTACCTTGAGGTACGTTCATTGTCGAATGAGATACCCCGTTAATGGCAACTGGTTTAACCATAGCTACTTGGCCACTTGGCTTGGTGCCCTCAATGGTTATCGGCGCAGTTGATATAGTCTCTGTAACTACCGGCTCTACCGCTGTCTGTGCTGATACTACTGCACTCGCAGGAACAGGGGCTTGCGTAGTCGTTTTCGTTGCACGAGTCGGGGCACGCAGTTCAGTGGCGCGTTGAGTAGTTACCGCCGGCGCTTGTACGCCACGTGGACGATAGGGACTCGCTTTTGTCTCAGGTAGAACGTACACGTAACCGTCAAACACACTATCTAAATGAGCGTTGTAGAAACTGCTAGGTACGTTGATACACCCGTTAGAAACACGGTTATCTGTAACGCTTTTAGAGGCAAGTTGCGCCGGGCGATTCTCTGCACCATTCGCTGTGTAAGTGCGGTGAATTGATACCGTGCCAACACTTGACTGCACAAGTTGCCCAGAGGAATCCGCTAGTGCCTGTACTGTGCCACCATACCCTTTAGCCGGTGTAGAAGCATATTTAATTGTGAACTTGCCAGCAGGGGTCGCACCCGCTCGCGTGGTATCTGATATATTTTTACCAAACAACGCAGGAGTGGTAGCTAGTAGATTACCTTGTGCGTCGAACAGATGAACTGCACCGCCTTTTTTGTCCGCGATGATATATGGTTTATTTGCGTTATCCCCATTTTGTTGGATATATTGACGGGCAGCGTTCGCGTCTTGGGTTAGCGCCGCGATTGGACTGGTTACGGTTATCGGGGTAGTCGCCGCGTACGCATCGTTGCTACTGGTCATACCCGTGTAGGCAGCGAGTGCCACAGCGACCACGGCAACTGTATTTTTAATGGTGTTCCATATACGGTCAATGATACGCTTAATCCGACTATCCGCCTCTGCAGCTGCGATCAAAGGGTCGGTAGGTGCGTCACGATTAACACGGTTTGAAATGACCTGCTCTACCAAGTCCTCAGCAGTAACTTCTTCCTCGTTTCGTGACTCTAGGAAGGCGTCTACTACATCGCGCTCTTGCGTAGTGATGACGTCTGCAACAGTTTTTTGTCCCACACTTTCGTCAGTGTTTCGGTTCGCTTTTTGGCGGTTCAGCTGTCTATCGGCAAAACCTTTATCCACGTATCCTGCTATTTTATCTAATGCGGAATTTTGCACGTCTGTTAGATTTTCTTGAGGTGAGGTTAGTAGGTCTGTTACATGGGCTACTAAATCAGCACCTTTTAGTTCGCCGACACCTAAAGAAGCCTTTTCCTCAGAGGTAAGTAGCTTTCTTGCAAACGCGGCTTTAATTTGGTTGGGAGATACAGTGTCTAGTCGGGCTTCTGTAGGAGCTGCTGTGTCGCGCTGGTTATCTGATTCTTGCACAGTCTCAGTAGTATCGGGCACTGTGTCTACGGTTGTGGTTTCTAGAGACGCAGGTACATTTTCTGGCTCCGCAGTCGGTTCTGGCTCAGCTAAAGAACCTTGTTGTTCATTAGCGCTTAACTCATTTTTAAGGGCGCCTAACTTAGCATCTACCTGCGCATTGCCTGTGTACGAATATTGCAGTGGAAGCAAACCTGTTTTTTGTGGCGCAAATGGACGCTCTTGGATAGGTCTATTTTCCATGCCAGGACTAAAGTTCACCCATGAGTTTTGCCCCCGTGTCTCTGTAGTTAGCGCCCACGCAGCCCATGGTGAACGCATCATCGCCATGTGGTTCTTCCATGCAGCTTCTTCCCCTTTAGGACCAAACGCTACAGGCGATACAGTGTGGGCGTAGTAGTCATGCACGGCACGGAATAAATCGTTATATAGAAGTTCTTTGCCGGGCTCATTGTAGCGCGCATCGCCTTCTTCTACGATACTACCATCAGCATCCAAAATCTTAATGCCCGATGGTTGTAGCAGTGGATGGCTAGAATAGTCTATGGAGGGGTCGCTACCAAAGGTGTCTGGCTCAGTTGCAAAAATTGACAGGTGATTATTGTCTAGGATATCGCGGCGCATCTCAGTAGAGCTGGCATACGGCTCGCCTTGCCCAGATAGCAAGTCTACCTTAATGGGCATAGATAAGAATTGTTCTTTCACTTCGTCGGCGAGTTCTGTATACGCACGCTGAACCAACGGATTAGATAAGTCATCCATCGGCATAGCTTCATAGTCGTCGCGTATTTGTGTCTGTAGCTCGCGCTGCTGTGGAGTGATATCCTGTTGCACTGCAGGTTCAACGGGGCGACCTACTTGATCCTCAGCGATACGGCGAGCTGTTACTGATTCTGGGGCGGCACTCTGGGTACGAAGCCCACTTGCAATTTGGTTGTAGGGGATGCCGCCGAACTCTCCGTAAATGTAGAGACGTTGTGTTTTGCGTCGAACTCCGCTACTCTTTGTGCCAAGTAATTGTTGGGCGCGTTCTGCTGAGTTGAAGAACTCGTCAATTTGCTCGTTAGCTTTCTCACTTCCCACCTCTCCTACGTAGTAAAATTCTAAATATTGTTCGTTGGCGGTCAAGCCAACAAGTCCGCTTTCTGTCATTATACGGTTAAGCTCCGCATCTGACAATGGCTCGTTTAGGGCGACTCGATAAACGGGAGTTGCAAACGAACCATCGCCAAACTCGTATCCCACTTCTGCATCGGTATCTTCACGCACATGAACTTGCTGTTGGTTGAAATTGTCTGCAAATTTGGCTAATGCTGCCAGCAGTTCTGGAATAGCATCAGGGTTAGTCACCGTTACCGTTATACCAAGACTCGGTTCCTTATCCCCCTTATATAGCCCGTATGAGTCAACCGATGACAGTTCAACTCCATCAATCGCGCCAGTCAAGCGAGTAAGCATATCCTTCGCCACATGATGCAATAGAGTAGCAGCTTGTGCGTCACCTGCGTCTACGCGTTGTTGTAGGCGTCGTAGTCCTGGTATCGAATAGGTACTGGCGCTTAATGTGATGTCGAACGCATCCGGCTCCATAGGTTGCGGTGGAGCCGATGGAACAGGTGCAGTCGGACGTGTAACATCTGCAGTGGCGCCATCTAGTTGAATAGGGCCACTTGAATAGCGAGTTAATTCTTGCGCTGCTGGCGCTTCTGTTGTATCAGCTGTAGGAGCTGTTGTTTCTGCTGCTCGCTGCGTGGCAATACTCTCGATAGGACTAACGCGAGTTTTTTGCGTTGGGGCATTGGTTTTTGCTGTGCTGTCATAGTTTGGAATCCTATTATTGATAAACCCCTCGGTCATGTGTAGAGGTACAGTTGGGGTGAGTGTATCTACTGTCGATTTCTTATTATACGAGTTGAACGTGGACATCTTATCAATGCCCGTAATTTCTACTGACGGCAAGGCGCCATCGTCTGGTACGAATATAATTCGCCCATTCTCGCGTACTAAAGAGCCTATTGTCGACGTACCATTCTGTTCGCGTTTCACTGCTAACTTATTATTGTCGATATAGGCGAACATTCTATCTGCTGTCGAACCAACATGAATATCGCTGGTGGCAACTTTACGGATACGCTCTTTCACCGCAGGGCTTTTGCTTGTTAGTTTGCGTTTGCCTGTACGCTGGCTAGGTGGCAACAGCAGCTGTTCCACTGCCCCTGTTATATCTGGTGATGACGTGGTAAGCGTATACTCAGGGGTTACTTGAGTAACCGGACCCACATTTGCTGACTGAGTAGTAACCGATTGGTTGGAGTTGTTTACATAATCCTCCAAGATAGCAATTCTATCTGATACATTAGGGTAATTTTCTACTAGTCCCGAAACTGCTGATTCCAGCAGGTCAACTTCGTTTAAGTCCCTGGCGTGTTCGTAGGCAAGCTCCAACGCATCTTGATAATCATTATATAGTTTGGTGCTCTCTAACATGGACGCCGCTTCAAGTACAGCTTCTTGCTGTAGCAAAATATCCCCAGAGGTTAAGGCGTCCAGTAAATCTGGAGAGGATAGAGCAATAGTTTCTAGTGCGTCTAGCGCGGCTTCTTCATTGCCGTCAAAGTAACTAGATAAAATGTCTAGGGCGGCAGTAAATTCTGCTTCTACATCAATAATAGGTGTTTGCAATGATTCAGTTAGAGCGGCATCGACTTCTTGCTCTGTGCTACTTGGCAGTAAAGAATTATATATACCTTCCCAAATAGCATCGGCTTGCCTGCCGGCTTGATTAGTTCGATTAGCGATCTGGTTGGTGGTTCTCGGCCCACGAGTATTAACGGAACGGAATCCTAAGTCAAATAGGCTAGAGGTAGTATTAACGTCCCCAACATGGATATCGCTATCGCCGTTGTAGGGGACAAAGAATATATTTTTCCCCCGCTGAACTAATATGCCGGTTTCCCCATTACGGGTAACTTCCATCCCTATTACACTAGGGTCGTTCAACGGGGTGTCTAGTTGAGATGAAAGGGGCTTAACTTTAGTAGTCTCAATAGGACCTTGCGCTCGATAGGCATGGTCTACATCGGCTAAAATCTCGGCATTGGTAAGTCCATTTCGTACGCCCGAAACGAACGCATCCATCATGCGAGCTATTTTTTCCTGCGAAGTCGTAGCCTCAGCTCTGGCGAACAAAGGTTCCACCTGAGACAACAAGTCACTAGAATTAGAAGCCTGTCTAAGGCGCCGCTGCACTGGTGCACTAGGACGGGTAACAACAGCAGTGTTACCACTTGGTAGCGCAATAGTTTGTATCGGTCTAGTAGGCGGCGCTACAGTTGTGCCGTTAGCTAATGTTACACTCTGAGTTCCTTGGATAGGAGCGCTTGGGCGTTGAGCATTTGTGTTGCGTTTTGCCTGCGAAGTTGCAGCGCTTCCACTGCTAACTGGCGTTGGCGCTGTGACGGATCCAGGTTGTCCAGTGGATTGCCCGCTGTTGGTTTGTCCAGTAGTCCCCGTTCCAATAAGCGGTCCACTAGATGCTGTAGGCGCTGCGGCAACTTGCGAAGCCTGCCCAACTGGATTTCCCCCTGTTGACTGTGCAACACTTCTGCTAGGGCTTTGGCTAGTTTGGGGGGCAGGTTGGATGAGATTTGTCGGGGTAAAGGTTTGTTGTGCAAGATTATTTCCACTGCCTTGTGCACTAGAAGCTGCTGCTGTTCCTGGGACATTTGTTCCCATGAGGGGTTGGACTTGGGTAGGCTGTCCGGCAACTGGCTGAGCGCTTGACGGAACTTGGTTAAGTCCTGCTTGCTGCTGGGCGACTTGGGCATCTGTCATTCTCCGTGGTGTTACGTCGATATAGTCGTGCATATACCGATCTAACTGATTTTTCTGTTCTTCTGTTAGGTCTGGATTTCGCTCATAAATATCTGGGCGAATCATGGTAGTCCACCGAAGCATACGCTCTTTGGTAGATTCGTTGATATTTGGGTCAACAGCTTGCAATGCCTGTGCTGTCGCTGTAGCCAAAACAGGGTCCGATATCGCTGTACCGTTATTAGTTTTTACAGCAATGGCATCTTTTGTCATGTCGCTTGAAGCAGAGTTAGCATCACTGGCATAGAACGCGAGTAATTCTGCTGTCTTGGCGGCGTAGTCGTATGGGTTTGTATTAATGTCGTTGAACGCAGTTGCGATATAACTTTTAATTTCAGCTTGTTGCACTGGAGTTAGGCGATTTTGTAATATATCACTCTCATAAACTGCATCGAAAAATGCCTGTCGCCCTGAATACCCTGTAGATGCCCCACCTTGAGGTGACACTTCGCTTGGGATGCGCTCTAGGCCTTCATATAAAACTTTGTTGATACTGCTTGTGTCTAGTTTACCCGCATCTGCTAAGTTCTGTAGTAATCCTACGCGCTCATTCACCAAGTCAGATAGTACATCACCAGATACTGCGGGTTGACCACTCGGCGTTGGACCGGCGTTGGGGTTTAGTGCACGCGCGTTAAGTACGTCGACAGTGGTACTAGCGATAGTAGGGGCAGCGCTCATTACACCGCCCAATACGCCACCAATACCCGCGTTATATCCGACATCCTTCATCGGGTCGGCTTCCGCAGCTGCTACGTTAGCTAGGTACTGAGTCGCACCTTCTTCTAGTCCCTCAGACGCAATAGCCGCACCAAATAGTCCTGCGTTCTTAGCTACAGCTGTTTTTGCTGAACCAACCGCAGCTTGTGCCGCGCCACGAGACAGCACCTTTCCAACCGCTAGAGAGGCTAATGTTTCTGGCCCAAACACAGAGAGTGCGGCCCCCATAAGGAACCCGACACCTGCTTTATCATTTGCGGCTACCGTAGCAATGTTGCGGCGGGCTAATTCTTTATTACCACCCGCCTGTGCCAACGCTGCATCCCACCCCTTGATACGTTTTAGTTGAGCATCGTCAGCAGATAAAATAGCGTCACGGGCAGAGGAAACCACATCAGACGAGGTGAATAAACCGCCCGCTGTGGATGATGCAGCGATGGTAGCAGCTGCGGGTGCGTTGCGCATGATTAGACCAGTACCAATACTCGCCAACATAGGGGTAATTGAATCTAGACTCAGCGCATACCAGTTATCTTTGGCTGCCCCTATACCTTCACTAATTTGCCCAGCCAATGTAAGCTGCTTACCCTCTTTGGCTAACTCTAATTCTTTTTTGGCTTTGGTGTAGCCTAGATTAGCTAGGCTGTCCTTCACCTCTGCTGAGTAGCCTTCCTTGATATCTTTTTGCTGCTGAAAGTAGCGGTCTGCTTTAGCGGTTTGTTCCGTCAGTTTTCCGGCTAATTCGTTTACGATAGTATTACGCAGCGGTTGTGGTAGTGGTTTATCAGCGATCGTATAATTGGTAAGTTGTCGCCGTGTGGTTTCGGATAACAAGTTACCATTACTTATTACAGACGTGCCGGATTTTATCGCGTCAATATCTTTGCTAATGCTGGATGCTTTTGACCCTTCGTACCCACCAAGCAAGCCCTTAGAAAAACTAGCGACACTAGTTTTTAGGTCACTAAAAAAATGTGAACCATCGTTAACAATAGCATCGACGTCTTTGTTTAGCTGACTATATAACAAACCCTGTGTTTCGTTGAACACCGCGGTCTGCAGGTCTGGGTCTTTAATCTCCGCCGCGAGTGCAGTTTTCTGATTAGCCAAGAAACTGGTTACCATATCTTTTTTCTTTTCCGTACTGGCTGCTTTGTATTCCGGCGAATTTAGCAGTACGTTTGCACGGGGTTGAGCAACTTTGAGTGGATCGGCTTTGATTTTTTCTTTTAGTTCCTTCTCAAGCTCTTTCTGCTTAGCCTCCTGCTCCTTGATAGCGGCTTGACGCAGTTTCTCTTGCTCCACACGCTGCTGCTGTATAGCTTGCTGTTGTTTTAACGCGGCGGCTTGTTGTGCTTGGGATGCCTCAATTTGATTTTGTATGGCAGCGTTGGTTTTGTTGCTCAGCTCGATGACATTTTGTGCCGCGTTTAACCCCTCTGTTACCATTTTCTGGGCGCCAGCGGACAACTCGATTGGTTTGTTAGCATCTTTGACAAAATCACCCAATAATGACGTAGCCGTTGTCGGTTTCTGTTGAGCAAACGGGTCCACTTTGCCAAACACGCTACTTGTCATATCTTCAATTTTGGGTAAGTCAATCAGATTATTAGCCATCGCCCCATCCTGTAATAATAAATGAAATAATTTATATATTACCATCTAAGCTATGGGGCGACAAATTAAATTACGTTATTTTAACTTCATCAAATAGAGCGTCTACTATAGAACGTAGCGGGTTAGAGTCGGGTAGCAAACTCACAGAATTTTGCATATTTTGAGCTTGTGCAATGGCGGCAGCGGCGTTAGCTATAATAGGCTCTTTGGCTCCCAATGATGGGTCGTTTGCGATACTGGCAAACATACTGTGCTCCGCCTTATTCTCTGGCATCGCTAATTGCCCACCCATGTTAACAACTGGCACTTGTGTCCCGCCAGAGCTATAACTTGTAGGGGCCAGTGTGGTTAGTAGGGATTGCCAAGGGTTAGTAGTTTGCGACTGCGGTTGTGGTGCGTTAGTTGTCACAGGTGCGGATTGTGGCACTGCACCAGTAGAAGTGACGGACTCTGGATTAACTTTCCTACCCGCTTTGTCTGTCACGGTAAAATGCAGATGCGCGCCCGTACCGATACCTGTATTACCTGTGTACCCTATGAGCTGTCCTTTTTTAACCCTCGTGCCAGGCGTAGCGACGCGCTTACTCAGATGCGCGAATCCATATCTGTTTCCACTGGAACTACTAACAAAGGCTTGGACGCCCCCTTTCGCGGTATCATTACCCGAAAACACGCCATCCTCTGGGGCATAAATCGGAGTGCCAACTGGCACGCCAACGTCCACAGCGTTATGAAACGTAGAAGCTCCTTTTACTGGTGCAGATCGTCCTCCGAATTTCGACGTTACTTTGAACGTGCTTTTCCCGCCCAACACATCCGCTATGATTGAATTAGCCATTATCCCCCCCTGTTGTATCGACTGTATCAAACAAATTACTTAGTGCTACCTCTAGAGGGTTACTAGGTAACAGGTTTACCGAACTTTGCATTTGTTTAGCCTTCACCAAAGCCGCCGCAGCGTTGGCATAAATTGGCTCTAGCTGGGGGGAAATACCTGCCCCAATAATTCCAGAAAATAGCTCTTGCTCTGGCTTATTTTCTGGAACGGCCAACTGATTACCCATATTAACCACAGGCAGGCTAGGTGCGCTTGATGGTGTAGCTGGGTTACTGATTGGTGATACATTGCCCAGTAGACCAGCCCACGGATTCTGCATCGGTGCCGGCTGAGTTTGTTGGTTTGCTATAGGGGTGAGCAAAGGTGCAGAAGGTTGCCCACCTGCGCGACTAATAACAGACGCTGCATATTCTCTCGGCGTAGGCTCATTTTTAGCTGGGCGCTTGTCCATATTTTTAGGGCTAATAGACCCAGAATACCACCACAACGCCGCCTTTTCCGGACCATGGGCGTCAAACTGTTTTTTTAGTTGGTGAAGTGCTACTCGTTCTTGTAGCTGGGGATTAGCTAAAAATTCTTCTTTCGTTACATCACGCCCCAATGCCTCGTAGTCCCACCCAGCATTTGGGCGCACCTTGCCATCCCATGAAGCAGTAAGGTTCTGTGGCATTACTTGGTACTTGCCTAGCGCGCCAGTACGAGGGTTGACCACAGTGGGGTCATTACGACTCTCTTGTACGCCCAGAGAACGTATGAGCTGTTCAAATGTAATGGCCATTATTGTCCCGTATTTATTAGCGGTGCAGCCGGTGCAGAGCTACCCAGTTGTGTTCGTAAATTGGCTACATCTTGTCTGGCGGCTTGTATTTGCGATAGTAACGCTACTTGCTGTTGTTTCAGTAACTCACCGTTCGCTTGTTCGTTGCGTGCCATTTGGAGCAAACCGTTTTTAGTGTAGGTAACTGCGTTGAAATTATGCTGCTGTATGCGCTCTGCCAAGGCAGAATATTGGGCTTGCAGGGTTTGTAGTTTCTGCTCTGCGGTAGCGATTATGGCCTGGTTTTGCACGTAGTTATTGTTAGCTACCTGCCCCATTTGCGCCGCGTTCAGCACGGGCATATTCTCTAACGCCTGTTTAGTCGTAGCCGTCGATAACTCGGCCGCGGCCATATTGGCACCGTAGTTTGCATTGCTCTGGGCGACGGTTTGGGTAGCCTGATTAGGTAAGTTGCCTGCTAGGATATTCGCTGCGTTCGCAGTTCCAATAGTTTGATTTTTGGAAGCGCCCAAAACTAGGGGAGCCGTATCTCGCACGACACCGTTTTGTCCCATTTGCATACGCGCATTTGTAGATGTATTATCAGCGAACGCAGCTACTTGATTGGACAGAGCTTGCCCTAACGCTGGTTGGTTCGCCTGTAACGCACCTAGTTGCCCGCCTGTAACTATGGCGTTTGATCCGGCCTGATTGAGCTGTGCAGGGGCGGCGGCGCGCAGTAATAGAGCCGCAATATTCGCTTGTGTGCCAGCAGCGTTACTGATCTCTCGGTTATTGCCATAATCCTCAATGGCGCCGAGCAAGCCTAAATTAGCAGTATCATTCGCTGTGCGCGCGGCCTCTATAGCTTCATAGTTTTTTAAGTCCTGCCAATTTGCGTTATTGGCATCTTCGTAGCCTTTAATAGCGGCTGTAAAAATATCTGGTAGTAAGGCTGGCATCGGATAGTCTCCATATTATTTAGAACGATTATACACGCCAAATACAGTTAATTCTATCCCACTGGCTGCTGCACACCAGTCACACCACTAGAATCTAGTGTTACATTATCGTACGTCGGTACGGACGCCCCGAACGCTGGCTGTGGGGCGACACTGTACGGAGTGGCTGAAACAGGATCGTAACTTGGGTTGGTAAGGCTCTGAACCCGGTTGTTAACTCGCGCTCTATCCCATGAGTTATATTCTGTTTTTTCCCGCTGGCTGAGCCATTGGTTACCGTACATAGCTGACGACGCCAGACCGGACATAGCACCTGCATAGTCCCCATAATAACCGGCAGCTTTGTTGGCATATTTGGTCGACTCCGCTAATAGGGAACGCCCTCGGTTAGCTGCAGCGACGCGTCTCGCCCAACGCACATCATCTTTGATATCAACCATGTGTTCGGCGTAGCGGCGGGCAAAGTTATCTGCATCACCATGGATAGTAGATTTCGCGACTGCGAACCTAATAGCATCTGACGCTGTATTACAGATACAAAACTTGGCGGCTAAAGCGGCCCGTTTTTTGTCAGTTTGGCTAAATATGGGGTCTATATATCTAGTATGCCCATCTACAGTGTTGGTATAGTCTGGGGTATTAGGGAGACTCGCGTTAAGCTCTGATAACTCTTTTATCTCTAGCGGGCGGTAGTTATCATAGAAAAAGTCCCATTCTTCCTTGGCTAGTTTCCAATATCGCTGAGATATTTTATATTGTTCGTTAGCCGCCCGAAAAGACTCTGCTGTAGCGGCTGCAGTAATAGACGCCGACGCTACTTTTGCAAGTGTCCATGCACCTGTTACGCTGCGGTCATTGACTTTCGGGCATGGAAATGACTGAATATGAACATCTTTAATGCTACCAATGGATTCAAGTTGTTTTATACCATCAATAACTTTTACTCGTTCTACAATAATAGGCCCCGACGCTGTTCCGCCTGTAGCCCCGCCTACAACTGCACCTACAATACTAGACAATAGTCCCATATATTACCCCGATGGTTTAGTAACAACCGCCACTTTTGGTTCTTCTGGTTTGTAGGCTGATTGCGGTTTGAAATTAATAGTGCTAGTTTCTACGGGTGAGAACACGCGCCTTGTTACCTGTAGTGGTGGTCGGTTATCTGGATAAACAGTCGGACGGCGATTAAGGTTCCACATACCATATCTTGCTGCACCTTCTGCGCCTTTAGAGGCTTGTGTCCCTAAACTGCCGAATAACCCTGCGGCTAGTTCTGCGTAGTTAGTCGCCTCGGCCGGGATACCCCGCCCTAGGTCTAATACAGCTTTGCGCCTCTCCCATCGCAGGGTATCTCTGGCGATTTCCTCACTATCTACGTATCGCGACGCTAAAGCCGCTACGGACGCCTCTGCAGCTGCTTCTTCCAGTAGTGCGTCAGTAATCATCGCTGCCCTCTGCCCGGTACAATAGCGACCAGTACAAGCCAGTTTTTTGTCGAGTTCACCTACAAACTTACTACGAGCGGATATCAGCATCTGTCCCGCCACGATGGGGGATTTTGTTCTATCGTAATCAGATAGTTTATCTACTTCTTTTATGTTGGCGAGTTCTAGCGGTTTGTAGTATTCGTTATAATATTTGCGCGCATCCTCAGCGATAGAAGCATATTTATCGGCAATATCCTCAGTGAGCCGAGCCATCTTGTACGCCGTGTAGGTATTAGCTGCGGCAGCTGCCATAGATAATGTCGTACGTAGCT